CCCCTTGGCCGCGTCCGGCATCAGTTCGGCGTGGGTGACCCCGGTGGCCAGCACCCCGGAGGGCAGCGCCGTCTCCGCGATCTCCTCGCCGATACCGGTCGCGGGATGCGCTGCTTCGGCCGGACGCCCGGCGTTGTTCCGGGCGCCCCGTTCGGCGGCGCGGCGTGCCAGCGCCGCGAAACGCGCGTCGTCGGCTGCCGCGCCCCCTTGCGCGATACCGGAAGGCGCCGCCCGCTCCAGTTCGGCCTGCGCCCCCTGCATGGCGCTCACCCACTGGGGCTCGCCGATCAGACCGCGTTCGAGGCCCTCGTTGAGTGCGTCGACTGCCGTCGTGTAGCGTTTGGTGGCGGCGTAGACCGGGTCGAGCCGGGACAGCACCCCGTCAAGAGCCCGATCCAGTTTGGCCAGTTCGTCGGTGCCGTCGGGCAGCGACGGCCGGTCAAGCGGCTGGCGGTTCAGGATGCCCGGACCGTTGGCCGGCGCGAACGCGGTTTCGGTCCGCGCCGCCTCGTCCCGCACCTTGGCGAGGTCGGCCGTCGCCTCGTCCGTCGCGCCCTTCAGGCCGCTGGCGTCGCCGGTAATCCTGAGGGCAACCGTCAACTCGTTGGCGCCGGCCATTATACACTCCTATCGGCGACGATCGCGCACCGCCTCCAGCGCGCCCGCCTCCAGCGCGGTCAGATCATCCAGCGTCTCAGCGTTCCAGGGGACGGCGAGTGCGCGCGCCAGACTCTCGGCCTGGGGCCAGTCCAAACCTACCGGCGTGCCGTCCCACAGCGACCGTCGCCAGGGCGCGCGCACGAACAGGCAGAACGCCGCCCACGCCTCTTCGAGGATCGGAACCCCCGACGGCGCGTTTGCCACCTGAGCGGCGATTTCCGCTTCGCCGAACCCGGCCTGCCGGAGTTGGGCCGCCAGCCGCCCGGGCTCGGGCGCCCCCGCGCCCGTCACCCAGCGCCTGCCGGCCTCCCTCAGTTTCCCGCGCGCGCGCCCGAGAGCGCCCGGTTGTAGGCCTGGACGGCGGCGGCGAGGAACCAGGGGTGATCGAGCACCAGGTCCAAAGCGGCCGGCGAAAACGGCAGCGGCCGGCCGTCCTCGTCCTCGATGCCGCTGTCGGCGTCCCAGCCGATGATCACCCGCTTCATGAACTCGGCGTCGGAGTTTGCCAGCCGCCGGGCGCGCGCGGTCTGGACGGCGAGCCAGTCGGCGTCGCTCACGCCCTCGGCGCGCACCGCGGGCGCCCGCAGGCCGTCCAGGAACGCCGCCGCCTCGGAATTGCGCAGGATGCGGCCCGTGACCGTGACGGTATGATCGGCGCCGTTAACCCCGGCTCCGGTGTGTCTGGCGCTGATCGCCAGCGTGACCTCAAGATTTTTTACAGGCCGAAACGCCATTTTCTGTCTCCCGATAAACGGTGGTTAACCGTCGTGGCTCTTGTCGTTTACATCACCTTGAAACTGATATCGTCGCCCCCCAGCACCGGGTAGAGCGAGAGGTCCACCGCGTGGGTGGCAATACCGGCGTCGTAGGCCAGCGTATAGCCGGTGGCCGACGCGGTGCCGGCGTGGACGTGGATCGCGAAGCCGGCGGCGGTCCCAAGCCGCAGGTCCAGCGTCGTAGTCGTCCCCTGGGTGATGGCGTCCTCCAGGTCCAGGACCGAGACCGGCAGCGCGTCCCAGGTAATCTTGGCCTGGGCGTCGTGGTCCTCCTGATTAACAAATTCCTGATTGACCCGGGCGGCAAAGCTCGTCTTGGCCTGGAGATCGAACGTCGCCGTCTTGAACACCGGCTGCACCCCCAGCGCCCCGAAATAGGGCACCGTGCGCGGGCTGGCGATCGCCGCGGACAGCCACGCCGAGCGGTCGACGCTGATCGGCATCACCGCAGTCTGGGCCGGGTTATAGAGGCCGATGTATGTGAAATCCCAATAGGGAATGCCGGCCTCGACCGTCAGCGCCACCGAGCCCCGAACCCCGGTCAGCCGTCGCAGGTCCCCCTGGTCCCCATAGTAATAGAGGGTCATCGAATCAAAATTGGTCGAGACCGGGGCGAACACGGTGCCGGGCGGCGTCAACGCGATCGTCCAGGTGTCGCCGGCCGCCCAGGGCGTGGCGATGGTCGGAAGGACCTTCGCGCCGCCCGGCAGCGTCAGCGGCGTGTTGTTGGTTACCACCACCCCCGGGCTGGACCAGGCCGGCACGCTGCCGTCCGGGCTGGCCGGGGCCGAGAGCGTCGCCACCGCAACCCCGCTGGCTCCCGGGGTGGTGCAGACGATCGTGACGGTACTGTCCCACAGCCCGGCGTAGGCGGTGCTCTTGGTGAACGTCCAGGCCCCGGCGGGGGGCGCCGGTGCGCTCACCGGGACCGGCGCCGTGGAGACGATGGTCGCCAGCCCGGCAACGCTGGTCGCCGCCAGTTTCGCTGCGCGCAGCAGCGCGGTATAGGCCGGGGCAGTCGCCGCGTTGCCCGACCCCTGGGCCTCGACCTTGAATTTGAGGCCACGGTTGATCTGGGACGGGGTGCGCAACTGGGCACCCTGGAACGGCCGCACTTCGTTGCGCGTTATGATGGTGCTTTTGAGCACGTCGATCTGCACGTCGTAGGCGCGGACCACGTTGGCCGTGACCGGCACCACGTCGGTGCCGTAGCTGGTCTCGACCGCAGCCAGGATCAGCTGCGGCGCCTGGTGGATTTTGCCGGTATAGGGACTCACGGGTGGGTCTCCTCGGAAGCGGGCACCGGGAGCACCGGCGCCGGATGGGCGGCCGGGTTTGCCGGGGGCGCCGGATGGTGGTCGGTGGGCGGATCGACCAGCACCGGCAGACCGGTGTGCTCGTCGATGCGCCAGATGCCGCCGGAAGTGGCAAGTGGTAGGTGTGCCACGAGTTATCCTCTCAATGTAACGGTGGCCTGGAACCCGTCGGCCCACCAGAGGGTTTGGCCATCCAATCCCAGCATCTGTCCATGCGTGTACTGCACCGGCGTCTCGGCTTCGGGCGGTTGCCAGCCGATCAGCGCCCCCTTGATCGCGGCGCGCAGGCCCTCGATCGCGATAGCCTGGTTGCCGCCCCGGGCGTCGGCCACGCTCGGCCCCACCACCAGCACCACGCCGAAATGGAGATGGGCTAACTGACAGACCTCACCGATCCGGGTATTGGACTCGGCCATATCGGCCACCGGGACGACGTAGGCCAGGGGCAGCCGGTTGAGCGGGGGCGCGTGGCTCATGGCGTCAATCCACGCCGCGGCTCCCGATACCTCTTTGAGCGCCGGCACTTCGGCGCCTACGCGCGCGATGACGTCAGCCAACATGAGCCCCTCCCGTCCCGGCAAAAAAATCCGAAAATATTTCGATGATGCGCGCCCGGTCGTCGGGGCTGACCCCAAGCCACGGACGCGCGACGACGGTCTGCACGAAGGCGCCGATGTCGACCGAGCACTCGAAATTCGCCTTCTTCTGCGTCGCGAACTTCCAGTCATAGCGGTAACCGTCGGCCCAGTTGTCGTCGCGTTTCTTCTTCACCGTCCACGCCTGCATCCGGCTGCGCGCCGCGTGCTGGATCGTGCCCCCGAACTGCATGATGCCGGCATAGGGCAACGACGAGCCGATCTCCGCGCTGGTGGCGTCCGATCGGCTGGCGATGTTGGTGGACAGGTCGTGGCGCATGACCAGAATGAGCGGGCTCCAGCCCTTCTGCTCCTTGCGCGTCCTCCACGCCGCGCTGATCGGCGCCCAAGGCGTGCCGTCCGGGGCGCCCTGGCTCGCAAACCGGTCCCGGGTCGACACCAGCAATTTCTGGGCGACCATCTTCATGGGCGCGCTGAGATCGTCGCCGGCCGAGGCCAGCCGGGCCAGCGCCGCCTGGACCTCGGCGTCGTCGACGGTGATGGTGACGCGGGCGCCGGTCACAGGTTCCGGTCCTCCCCGCCGAAACAGTGGTCGTCCAGAGGCCAGCCCCGACAGACCCGGGGCGCCTGTCGGAACGCCACCCCGCTGCCGGGCGCCTCAGGCAACGCCAGCCCGGCAGCTTGAAGCTGGGTCACTCCGGCGGCGAGCGCCAGCAACTGCCGCAGCGCGGTCTGATAATTGACCGCGATGATGCTGTCGGGCTTGAGTTCGTCGCCCCGCAGCGCGTAGCGGGCGACGTCGCAGGCGATCCGGGTCAGGCCGGCGTCGGGCGCCGACAGCGGCAACCGGTAGCGGCTGGCCAGATGCCGGTCGATCAGCGCGTCGGCGTCGCCGAGCGCACCCGCGACCTTGGCGGCGTCCACGCCACCGGCGCCGTCACTGGCGTAGGTGGTCATCTCGGTAAGGCCGCACCGATCGGTCAGGTCCTGTTGGCTGGCGTACATCACGCCACCGCATTGAGAATGAGGGCGCCGCAGTCGGGAGCGCAGACCAACTCCTTTACGGTTTCGCCGACCCGGATTACGGTGGCCCCGCGCAGGCCCAGCGGCTCGATCCGGGTCGAGGCATACTTGACCGCGCCGTTGTTGGCGTATTGCTGCGTGAACCCCCAGGTCACACCGGTATCGGCGGTGACCGTCGGGTCAACGAAGTGCATGGATAGACTCTTGCCCCAGACCCTTTGTCTGGTCACCGGCTGCCCCGGGCGCGCGCTGTTGGCCCAGGCCGCCCCGACATTGATGCTTTTTACTTCGAGAAGGTCGGCGACCTGCTGACGACTGACCACCCCGGAGTAACCGGCATTGCCCAAGACGCCCATGACCACCTTCGGGTGTTGGCGCAGCACCGTCCAGACCGCCTGGCCCATGGTGATGCTCGTCGGCTGAAACAGCATCTGATCCATCAGGCCAAGGATGGTATCGATTGGATTGGAGTCGGCGAAGTCGCTGAATTGCTGGTTTCCGGCAAGCGTCAGAACGTTGGCCGGCAGATACGATGCCGGATTGCAGGCGACCGCCGCGACCCGCACCTCGCGATCGAGGTCCATCAGATCGGTGAGCGCCTCGACCGCCCGCACCTCGGGATCGATGGCAAAACCCCCGCCGGCGAGCGAGGCTGCCGCCTGGGCCACGTCGTCGAGTGGGATCGAGTCCTCGATGCCGTAATCCAGGCATTCGTCGAAATGTTCCACCGCGGTCATTTCGACGCGGGCGGGCGAGCCCTTGCGGCCGACCCGGGTGTCCGGCACCGTCATATTCTCGCCGGGCGCGTATTCCAGCCATCGGAACCGTTTGGTACCGAGTGCGGCGAGGCGCGGCATGACGTTGTCGGCAATGAGCATGTAGACGGGATTTCGGCGCCTCAGCGCGACGGCGGTGAGGGCCGGCTGGACGACGAACGGGGTTCCACTGGAGGCGGAAAGGGGGGGCATCGCAAGCTCCTCAGATCAGGCCAGGGGCAACCAGGACGGTGATGACGTCGCCGGCGACCCCGCTGATTTCGGCGTAGCCGACGATGCGCCCGTAGGTCGCGGCGCCGGTGGTGGCGTTCTGGGTGTAGACCGCCGCCAGGTTCTCGGGATGGCCGTGA